AAATGGCGTATATCAATTTTCATTTGCTAACCCACAATCTGAAGGATCAATTAATACCTATATCCGCGCAGATCCAGCGACAGGCACAGTAGCACCCATAGATCCATCTAAGATGATGACCTATCAGTCTGGTGCTGGCGGTGGAATGTTGAGTGGTATTGCACAGATGGCATTGCCAGTATTGGCTGGATTGGCTTTACCCGGAATAGGTGCGGCACTAGGAGATGCGTTGTCTGGGTTTACAGCGGCTGAGGGTGCAGCAGATATAGCCACGTTTGCTCCTTCCGGATCATCTGTTATCACATCTAGCGGAGCAATTCCTGCGGCATATTCAGCGGCTGGAACGGCAGCAGCAGTAGCTCCATCTCTTGGGTCTCAAATTATAGGTGCGGCTCAAGATGTAGCATCTAATCCAGTAGTTCAAGATGTGCAAACAGCAAACCAAGCTGTAAACACAGTGAAAGCAGCACAGGATAACAATCCTGCTGGAGTTTTGTCTGGTTTAGTTGGATTAGGAAGTTCATTGGGGGTTACTTCGCCAACGATTGGTTCAACGGGTGGTGATCCAAATCCTGCCGATAACGTGAACATGGCGCAGAATGGATCTACGAGTACACCCACGTTTACTACGGATGGATCTCAGGCTGGAATCACAACAAACTTTGGAACGGGTGACAATCAAACGCAAATGGTAACTCCGTCTGCCGGAGGAGTAAGCGGTGCAGATGTCACATCAAGCCCGGTAACAGCAGCAACAGCGCCAGTAAACTTACCAACTGGTATTAACACAGCACAGAACGGATCTACTGGAACTCCTATATTTCAAGATACAAGCGGAATGTCACAAGTTCCTCTTGGGACAACATCTAACTACGTAGATAATTCACAAACAACTACGAACGTTGACCCAACGACAGGAAATGTTACAAGTAGTTCAACGATACAAAATGCGTTAACGCCAACACAAGGAACGGCTATTGCAGGCAATGCGGGAAACAACCTTTCTGGGATTGCAAAAGCTTTAGCTGCGTCAGCAGGTCTTGTTGGTCTTGTAAGCGGCGGGAGTAGCTCATCAAGCCCGAATGTAACGGGAACATCAACATCATCACCTGCTTCTAATCCAGTCTTAAACTGGAATTATAGTGCGTACACCCACCCAACAGGATCCGCTATGGGACATCAATATTTAAATCCAACTTTTTCTGGGTTCGCTCACGGCGGCCTTGCGTCTATACCTAAAAAGTTTTCAAATGGCGGCATGCCTACAATGGTGTCCAATCAATCTGTGACACCAACAACATATTATGATCACGGGATTCCTGCATTCAGCGGTCAAACGCATGGATCTTTAGTCTCACAACCGAAGCGAGGTGATCGAACCGGAGTAAGCGGTAATTCAACTTTTAATGACATCACGGATTTCTTCACGAGGCCAAGTATTGAGTTCGCTCCAAGAGAAGAACTACCCGTTAATAATTTAGGCCCAAATGCTCAGTATGTTCCGGGTCAGCCGCATCAAGAGTCTCTGTTAGGATTACCTGCTTATATGCTTCAAGAAGCCGGTCGTTACGTTGGAGCAAACCGGACACCTGATCCGCGACAAGGAATGTATTTGCCCGGCGATACCGATGTAAGCCAAGCTTATTCCGTAGACGCTCGTGGAATGACGCATAACGTTCCTTCGACACAAACAAACGTAGCCGAAGACAACTCTTATGCTCATGGCGGAGAAATTTATAACCTTGGTTCTTACTCAGACGGTGGACGTCTTTTAAAGGGGCCGGGTGACGGAATGTCTGATAATATTCCAGCTACGATAGGGCATAAGCAACCAGCTCGTTTAGCCGATGGGGAGTTTGTGATTCCAGCGGATGTGGTATCTCATTTAGGCAATGGCTCTACAGAAGCAGGATCTAAAGTGTTATACAAAATGATGGAACGAGTTAGGAAGGCTAGAACTGGCAATCCTAAACAGGGTAAGCAGATCAAAGCCAACAACTACATGCCAGCATAAGGAAAGATCATGTCTGTACTAAGTGATTTCATGACATCGCAAAACTTAAACGCAACGCCTACTAGCTATACGCAAGCGGGGGTTTCTCCATATGCTCAACCTCTAGCAAATCAAGTTGTAAATCAAGCTCAGGCACTTGGTTCAGCTCCGATGCCACAATTTACCGGAGAGCTTGCTGCCGGACCTTCTCAATTACAAAACCAAGCATTTCAAGGGCTGGCTAATTTAACACTGCCTAGCGGGATGGCGGCGGCTGGTAATAACCTTGGAAGCGTAGCAACACAAGCTCAAAACATTGGCAATACGTTTACTCCAACAACGTTTACAAATCAAAACTTTACTTCAGACGCTGCACAGCAGTACATGAATCCGTATTTGCAAGCCTCTTTGCAGCCACAACTTCAGCTATTAAATCAACAACTAGGACAACAAAACAGTCAGCTTGGCGCAACAATGGCTCAGGCGGGAGCTTTTGGTGGAGGTCGTCAAGCTATAGAAGAATCTCAGAATGCTCTAAACAATAATCTTGCTGCTAATTCTTTGATCAGTTCTGGTTATAACACTGCGTACAACAATGCAATGAACCAGTTCAACGCAGATCAAGCTCGCAACTTACAAACTCAGCAAGCACAAGAAACAGCAAATCAATATCAATCATCGTTAGGTTTACAAGGGTTACAGGCTGCAACAACAGCAAATCAAGCTCTTGGTCAGAATGCTACGAATCAAGCACAATATGGACTTGCAGACGTGCAGGCGCAAGAAAAAGCTGGAAGCGAACAACAAGCTTTGGCACAAGCTGCGGATACAGCTTCATACAATCAGTACCTACAACAACTACAGTATCCACAACAGATGTTGAAGATGCAGTCAGGAATATTAGCGGCTTTACCCTCAAGTACCTCTGCGATTTACGGACAAGCCCCATCAACATCACAAAACTTGGTCGGAGCAGGCGGAACAGTTGCTTCACTGGTAAACGATTTACCTGCATTGCAAACTGCTTATGATTCACTTAAAGGTTTCTTTGGGACGGGGGGATAACCATGTTAAATTTGGTTCAAGTACAGGCAAGCCTGCAAAGCCCTATCGTTACTAATCAAGACTTAATGAAGTATGCCAATGGTGCGAATCCAGAAGTTCCTTCGTATATGGCACTTGGGGAATTAAATCGTCGCAAACAACTTGAGCAACTTGCGCAACCAGTCCCCGCACAGCAACCAACAGTTAAAAATCAAATTGAGCAAGGACTAGGATCGCTAGGGCAAGTTAATCCTTTGACGGCTCAACAAGGAGCAAATCCGCTTGCCCCGCAAGCTGCAACAAATCCAACTGCTCCACAGCAAGGAACCAATCCTGTAGCCGCACCTACTGGACAAGTTAATCCTGTGGCGGCTCCTGCTGGACAAGTTAATCCTGTCGGGGCCATACAACAATCTCCTGAAGAAGCTTATGCCAGAATGAAACAGGTTCAGGGGCCGCAGGGAGTTCCGCAAGCACCACAAGCACCAGCCGTTCCTATGGCTCATGGTGGATTGGCTTCTATGCCTTTGCATCATATGTTCCATGCTGACAACTATGCGGGTGGTGGAATTGTTGCTTTTGATGAAGGCGGTAAAGCTGAGGAAACTGTAGAAGACTTTCCTGCAAGCGAGAATCCTACGGCTTATATGTCAGGAAGAGAGCGTGAGGCTTATGAGGCTAATCAAAAGTTAGCGGATCTCCTTCAACTAAACGGTTCTGTTGCAGGGGTTCAGGGAGCACCGGGAAGCCCTAGTGGGCCGACAGTAATAAGTCCGAACGCCCCGCCTTCGACCATTGGGTATAGTACTCCTGTAGAGACAGCAGGAATTCCTAGCGCAGCAGGGTCACAAGGCGGAGCAGGAGAAGAAGCTACTGCTGAGGAAACTGCTGGACCCACGAACTACAGTTCATTAGATACTCTAGCCGGAATTCAAGGATTGCCGGGGACACCAAGTGGACCTGCGGTAGAAGCACCGGAACAGGCTGGCCCAACTAACTACAGTTCTTTAGACACACAGGCTGGGATTGCAGGTCTTCCGGGAACGCCAAGCGGTCCTGCAATTAAAGCGCCAGATGAAACACCTGCGTTGCCATACAGTTCATTAGATACCTTAGCCGGACAAGCTGGAGCCCCCGGTGGACCTAGCGGTATTACAGATGCACAAGCATTGGCTGCAATCAAAAAGGTTACTGCTGACAACGCAACTGCGGAAAATCCAAGGTTCACTCCTTTAGGAACATCTACAGCTACCGCTCCTGCCGCTGGAATAAAAGGAGCAGAGGGCGCTCAAAGCGGTGAAGCGAAAGCATCGCCTGCGACGCAAGCTGCAACAGCAACGAAGAAATTGGTTGATATGTTTGGAGAAGTTCAACCAGATGCTGTTCCTGATGATTTGCCAAAGAGCCTTCAGGAAATGAAAGATTATTTTAAGAAGGCTGGAGTTAAAGAAAATCCATTGTCTGCATTAGAGGATAGACAACGCGCGATGGAAGCACGTCAAGCTGAGAATCATAAGCAAGACGCAATGGAAAGGCTGATTGCTTTTGCAACAGCATATTCCGGAGCCAACCCTGCTTTAGGTTTTGCTGGCGCTGCCTCTGCCGGGATGAAAGCGCGTACAGAACTTGTACATAAACAACGTGAAATACAAGACGCAGAGGATAAAGCAGCTATGGAGTTCTGGAAAGCAGACGCTATGGCTCAAGATGCCCGCGCGCGCGACGATGCGAAGATGGGTATAGAGTGGAATAACCAGAAAAAGCAAGCACTAAAAGACTTTAAGACAAGCTATCTGGCGCAACAAGAAGTTCAGGCAAAGATAAAAGACTCTCAGTCTAAAGAAATTACGGCGTTAGCTGCAAAAGAAGAAGTTGCATTGAAAACGACTGAGTCTCCAAGAAAGCTGGCTGTAGAGGAAAGCAATGCTAAAGCGAAAATGATAGAAGCAAATGCGGCGCTGGAGCGTGAAAGAGGCGCTAACGCAGATAGAAAAGAAGCGCTTAAACAACAGCAAGAAATTAAGAAACGTGAAGACTTAACAAATGCACTTAAGAATAGCGAGTCTCTGAAGAAAGCCTCTGATGCTGAGGTAGCATTCTTGAATAATCCTTTAACTGGGGCTGCTGACCTAAGTAAACCTGAAGTGTACGAACAATACAAACGTCTACACCAAGCAGTTGAGAACGAAGCTAGAGCAATTCATACCCGTCAGGGCGCAGGAGAACTTTATCAGCCCAGACCATTGCTGGAGAAGCCTCCTGTTAACCCAAAAACACCATCTTGGTGGGAAAGAACTTTTGGCCCATCTGCTCCAGCAAATACAGCAGCAGAAAATAAACCTGCAACGCCTTATACGCCACCACGCCCAACTAATGTACCTCAAGGAGCGCAGTGGAGCGACAAGACTCAATCATGGTGGAACACGCAAACCGGACAAGAATACAAGTAAAAAATTATGGCACTCAAAGACCTCCCGGATGATCTTAAGCCTGAGAACCCTCGTCCGGAAGGACTTCCAAATGACTTGAGGCCAGAAAACCCTGAAGTAAGTTCAGGCCGAGCATTCTTAACTCGTGCGGCAGAAAACGTTTTACCTATTGTAGGCGGGGCATCCGCAGTTGCTGCGTTGCCTGCTGAGGCTGGTTTACTTCTAACGGGCGGTGCGTTACTAGGTGCAGGTATTGGCGCTCAATATCTACAAAATAAAGCGCTAGAAAGCTTCCCTGAAACGGCTAAAGCGATAGGTTTAGGGGAAGCCGAGAGGACGGCAGGTCAAGAGCAACATCCGTATGCATCTATGGCAGGGGATATCATTCCTAATCTGCTTACCATGCGACCAGATGTTGAAGGGATTGCAAGCTTGTTTAGCAAGAACGTAGCACCAGAGGCAAAGGCTGCCATCGCTAAACAAATAGCGGGGCAATCTGCACTTAGCGGTACATTTGCAGGTGGATTAGATGTTGGTCAACAACTTCTAACCACAGGAACGGTTGATCCTTACTCTGCTTTACTATCTACAGCTCTAGGTGCAGCAGGAACAAAAGAAACAGGATTGGGACGTGCAGCCGGGGCTCCGGGTCGTGCATTGCGTGAACGCATTACTGGTGTTAAGGCCGAACCAAAAGTTGCTCCAGAGGTTTCTCCCGTTACTCCGGCAGAACCGACTGAGCCTACGGATAAAGTTTCCGCATCACCTTATCAAGATAATGAAGCTGCGTTTGCAGAACTCACAAAACCAAACGCTCCGTCTGGAAAAGAGCCTCCACCACCGGAAGTTGCTCCTGTCACAGCACCGACTCCGATTGAGCCAACTCCTGCTGTTGAACCGACCGCTACTTCTGTTGAGCCAGAACCTGTCGCAACAGTAAATGCGCCAGAACCATTTAAAACTGCATCGTTAGGAACGGAAGCTCCAACTGTAGGTGGTGAAGCAGCTGTAATCCAAAACAGAGACAGAACATCTGACCAGTCTATTGCTCAGATGCAGTCTATCGCTGCCAATCCTGATTACGGTCAGGTTAGCGTTTCACGTTCAGCGGCAGATGGTGCTCCGATTGTTTACGGTCAAAACTTACGAGCACCTATAAACCCAGAGCACGTTGGAAGAACAGACACCGTTACGCTTACCGATGGATCTAAAGTACCTGTTACTTATGCGGCTGTTGAAGCAAACAGCGTTATCCCTTCGCACTACGCTGACGGATCACCTGTACCCGACTACAACAACCCAAATGCAAGCGGACTCAAAGTAGCGGCAGGAAATGGTCGCGCTGCGGGTTTACAGGCTGCTCATCAACGTGGGAATGCAGATGCCTATCGCGCATCTCTGTCCGCAGATAACCTGCATGGAATAGATCCAAACGCGATAGCAAGCTTAGACAACCCCATGCTCGTTCGCGTGACGCATCCAGATCAGGTATTGAGCAGACCAAACTGGGGTGACCTTACTAATACTCCGTTAGGGTTAGAACTTAGTCCCATCGAGATGGCTAAGAATGATGCTAACCGGATTGATTTGTCTAAACTGGATATTGGGGAAAACGGTGTAAGCCCTGATGCGGTTCGTAAATTTATCAATGCTATGCCAATGTCTGAACAGGCAGGGATGCTGAACAAAGATGGCACGGTAACGCCCAAGGCGATAGACCGTATGAATGCGGCTATCTTCCATAAGGCATACGACAACGACGCGCTAACTGAGCTTGCATACTCTGCGGTAGATCCAGAGGCTAAGACCGTTGTAAACGCCTTAGCTAAAGCTGCTCCGCACATGATGCAGTTAGATAACACCGCGTATAACGAAATCAAATCGCACGTAGCTGATGCTGCTGAGATGGCAATCAACGCAACGCGAAACAAGATGAGCTTGAAGGATCGCGTAAAACTTCCGCAAATCGGGGATAGCGAACTGGCTTCTAACATTTTCAGGACGTTTGCAGAACATACGGGATCACCTAAGAGAACATCAGACTTCCTAACGAACTTAGCAAAGTTTGCTCATGAGGAACACATGAGCGGTTCAGAGGATATGTTTGGGGAAAGACCTAAACGTAGCGTACCTGAGCTTATAGATCTTGCTAGAGGAACAGTAGCTAAACCTGTCGAGCTGACTAAAGCTGCTCCCGGAGGACGGGAAGATGCAAACGGAAGACCGCTGCATGACTTTGAGTTTGGCACGGAACAAGAGATCAAGGAAGCAAAAAATAATCCTGACCTGTTAACTGAAACACTTAATCAACATATAGAAACTGCTAGAAAAAAAGGCATTGATCTGACTTACATGGATGATCCTGAAGCAGGGACCAACCGAATTGATCCACGCAAGAGCATGGTATCCGTAAGTGAGCTTGCTAAAGACAAGACAGTAGCCGACGTTGTTAAACGTATCCGTGACTTTGTTCCACTTGATATCAAAGAAATACTGGATCGCATCCTTCCTGAAGTGAAGGATGTAAAGATCAAGATTGACAATAGAAGAAGGTCGGCTCGCGGAATATATAACACAATACGACATGATATTCGGATTATCCCAAACGCAAACGGGAACAATTTATCAACGATTACGCATGAAATAGTTCACTCGGCGACTGAGCGGAATTACCGTGCGGCAAAAGGGTATGCTGATTACGGTGAGTCTAATCCTCAGCATATTCAAGCTGCTGAAGAACTAGATAGTTTGTTTAAGTACATAAAGAAGATCCCGCAGGGAAAAGAACTTAAGCGTATTGGCGGAAACATATTCTCTCATCCAACAGAATTGATTACGTGGGCTATGGTTGATCGCCCAGTCCAAGAAATACTTAAGAAGATTAAGCTTCCTAATGAAGAAACAGCATGGAGTTCGTTTGTATCTTCCGTGCGTAAGTTGCTTGGCTTAACAAAATCTAGTGATGATGCATTAAGCAAAATCATGGACCTTGGTGAGCGCTTGACCGGGAAAGTTCATGTTATGCCAGACGAGTCTCGTCCCGGCGTCAAGATAAAAACACCCAAGAGTCGGCAAGAACTTGGTGAAGAAACCGGCGCTCCAAAAGAACACGAAGTCTCTGAGGCGGTAACTGAACAAAAGCCTGTTACACCGCAAAACATAAACCCAGAGCGGTTAAACAAGTTTATGTATCACATGGTTAACAAGTATGTTGATCTTAAGAACATGCACGATGCCATCATCAAGAACGGTGGCAAGATGGCTGACGAGTTCAATGCATGGCTCCAGCATTCAATCTCGACCAACAGAAGGTCCGATGTGTCGAAAGAGTTCAGAGAAAAAGAACTTCGCCCATTGGCTCAAAAGATGGACCGTTTGGGTGTTACGCAAGATCAACTTGATGAATACCTGCACAACAAGCATGCAGAAGAGCGTAACAACCAGAACAACAAGACAAACGAATACGAAGATGAGAACGGCGAGATTCAGTTAAAAAATCCCGCTATAAAAGATTCTGGTTCCGGCATCCATACGGATGACGCTAAAAAGTATCTTGATAGCCTGACTCCCGAACAGAAAGCCAAGTTTGAAAGTTTGGCTAAAGACGTTCGTAAAATTATAGAAAAAACTCAAGATATGCTTGTAGCAAGCGGTCAAGAGACTCCTGCAACAATAGCAAGCTGGCGCGAAACTTATGGTGATTACGTACCACTTCAGCGTATAGATGAAGAACTTAACTTCGTTCATCATGGTGGAACGGGTGGCGGCATTGGATCATCTGGAAATACTTCGCGTAGGGCCGTAGGCTCTCTTAAGACGGTTGGTGACATCCTTGAAAACGTGATGCTCCAGCGTGAGCGGGCAATCAATCGTGCAGAGGATATCAAGGTCGGTCGTGCATTGTACGGGCAACTCTTGCAGCATCCGATGCCGGGTTTTGCCACGGTCGTGAATCCAGATGTTGTTAAAAATCCTCATCTGTTGAAAGCAGAACTACAGAAGATGGGTCTTGATCCTGACCTTGCCGATCGGATCATGGCCCCCCCAAAGAAAGGGACAATCAACGAGCGCACTGGTTTAGCTGAGTACCGCATGGATCCTGCCATCCGTAGCGCTGCGAACGTGCTACCTGTTCGTATAAATGGCAACGATAGATACATCATATTCAACACGGGCAATGAAACAGCCATGAGAATGGTGGGTGCGCTTAAGAATGCGGATGCCGTTCAGATCCCGCCGTTCATGCGACCCATTGCTAAGTTTACGAACTATCTATCCTCCATCAATACCCAATTCAACCCTGTGTTTGGCGCATGGAACTTTATGCGTGACTCCGTGGGCGGTGTTGTTAACTTAGTATCTACTCCGCTTGCTCAAAGTAAAGCCAAGGTTGCGGCTGATACTTTGCCCGCTCTGAAAACTATCTATTCAGAGTTACGTGCCAGACGAAACGGGGAAACAACAACTGGTGAATGGGCTGACCTTTACAAACAGTTTGAGAAGTCTGGTGGCAAGCTAGAGTTTGCAGACCGTTTAAGAAACAGCGAAGGGAAAGTGGACATCCTAGCTAAGGAGTTGCGGGACTTAAACCCAAGCAACGTTCGTAAAGCAACCAAGTCAGTGATGGGCTGGCTATCAGACTACAACGACAGTATGGAAAACGCTGTGCGTTTAGCAGCGTTTAAGAATGCCTTGGAATTGCGGAACAAAGCATTTCCGAACGGCATGTCTCCTGACAAGGCGGCACAGCTTGCCAACAACATCACGGTTAACTTTAACCAGAAGGGTCAGTTAACTCCATACTTCTCATCCGTATTCTCATTCTTTAATGCTGCCGTACAAAGTACAGATCGTTTGGCTCAGACATTAAATAGCCCAGCAGGTCGCAAGATTGTTGCAGGCGGCCTAGCGCTTGGTACGGCTCAAGCTATGGCGCTTGCCGCTGCTGGTTTTGATGATGAAGATATCCCTGCATATGAGAAGGAAAAGAACTTCATCCTTCCAACGGGTGACGGCACATACCTAAAGATACCTATGCCTCCCGGCTTAAACATTATTCCAAACTTTAGTCGCAACTTGACTGAATATGCGTTGGCACAAGCTGGATTGCAGCGGAGTAACGCCGGAGCAGGGAAGAAGGCAATGGACATTGCAAGTTCAATGCTCAGTGCATTTAACCCTTTGGGTGGCGGGCCATTGGCATTAGAACTTACTCCAACAGCTCTACGTCCGATTGTGTCTGAGTATGCAAACGAGGATGCGTTTGGTCGTCCTATCTCACGCAAAGACCAACCCGGACGTCCTACACCCGGCTATCTACGTTCCAGAGATAATGCTTCGTTCATTAATAAGAACCTAGCCGAGTTTATGAACCTAGCATCTGGTGGCACAGAGTATCAAAAAGGCGCGTTAAGCCCTACAGGTGACGACCTAGATTACATGATGGGTCAATACTTCGGCGGTGTCAGCAGAGAGGCTATGAAAGCCGTAGAGACGGCTAAGAGCGCAACGACCGGAGAAGAGCAGCCCCTGTATAGGGTTCCAATCGTCGGTAAGTTAATCGGGGATACCGAGTCTCAACAAGCGATAGCGAATCGGTTCTATCAGAATGCAGAGCGCATGGCTGGATACAAAGCAGAGATAGAAGGTCGAGCCAAGAATCCCGGTACAGGAGATCCTGCGGAAGTGGTTCGGGAAAACCCTGAAGCTGCCATGTATAAAGCTGCGGACAATGTTCACAATCAGATACTGAAGCTGAACAAAATGAAGCAGCAATTGCAGAAGCAGGCAGAACTAAGAGGAGAAGAACCCGATGTTGATCGACTCAAGAATATCGAGGAAACCAAGACACGGATTATGAAACAGTTCAATGACGCGGTTCGTTCACGTCAAGAATAAGGTTCTCGAACAACCATCCTATTGTCTTGCGATGCGCTTCTTCCCACATCTCTACGCGCTCTTGTCTGCTCATCTTGGAGCCTTGATCTAACTCGGCGTGACAGCAATAGCATAGGGCAGCGATACGGTAATCCGCTGCCTTAATCGACTTGCCCTTACCATCACGCTGTTGGTTAGAGTGTGCCGCCACTACGGTTCCATCTATGACCCCGCAGTGTTGGCACGGTGCTTTGCGTACAACTTCTAACAGCTTCTTGTTTCGGTACATCAGTTATGCTCGCAGTGTACGGCTATCGGTACGAGGGTTTTGCCGCCGGTATCTAAACGAACGGCAGTGTACTCTACGTTTGGGACCAGCTTCGCGTACATGCATTGTTTAGATGCCTGTAGGACTTCGTTATCGCTCATAGCGGTAGCACCATCCCAACCTTTAAGTTTGCCAATAAGGGGCTCAGGTTTAACAGCAGGGAGATAACGTGGGCTGTCTTCTACCGGACGCGAGGTTGAACATCCTGCGATTAAAGCGACGCTTAAGAGAAGGAATAGTTTTTTCATTTCTTTCTTGCCTCCATCATAGCGTCAGCCATTTCATAAGCATATTCAGCAATCTTTTCCGGGGACCAGTCGTAGGTTGCAACCAAGATTGCGTGAGCCGCAAACCAATCGCGCAGGTGGAACTCAGGTTCCTCAAAAGGTACAGGTATTTGTAAAAGCATATGTTGTTTCATCTCATTTCCCTTTTTTAGTTGGTGGTAAACCTTCTAGTAGTGCTTTTTTAAGTTCTTTAATCACAGACAGCCGATACAAAGCAGGGCCGCACATATTCCCTTCTATGATTTTTATAACTTCTTCTATTAGCTCAACCGGCATAAGTATTTGCTTCATGTGTTCTTCTCCTCTGCTTGTCCCCTTGCTCTGATTTGATTTGCAATTCCAACTGCTGTGCCGTTTTGAGGCGGGTGAGAAGTCAAACTTATGTACATTGCATAGCGTTGCTTTTCAGCAATTTCAATACACGCCTCACGTTCTTTAGCTGCTACCAGTTTGGCAAAGCGCTCAAGGGCTGGCGCATATAGGTTTGCAGAAGCATGGCCCCAATCAGCATCTCTTGCCATCTCAATGATTTCATCTTGTGTCATGCGTTCTTCTCCCTGCATTTTGCTTCCACGTATTTAATGAACTCATCAGGGTACATGTCCGTTGTATGAATACCAAGGTAGGCGATGTCCTCTTTCGTCAATGCTACCCATTCACGCTGTTTAAACTGTTTATCGTGCTGCTCAAACTGCGCTTTTGTTCTTTCTTCTGGCGTCATGTTTTATTTCCTTCAGCTTTTTTTCTGTTTCTTTAAACTTATCTAAGTTACTTGTTGTAGGCCAAGGCAAACTTCCATGCCTTCTATAACCATATTCACTTCTTGTTTCGCACAAAAACAAATTAGATGGTCTGTTATCTAGTGGTTGACTATTTATATGTAAAACAACTTCATCTCTTTCCAAAAGCCTTCCAATATATTTGGCAACGACTAAACGATGCTCCGCTGTATATTTGCCTACGTAACCCTTTCGTCTTCCAATCAATACCATCTTGTGGTTCGTTGATTCAGATATGTATTCGCCGCCTTGCCAGTTAGAACCATTAGGCCCAGAAAAGAACACTGCCATGCATTTGAGTGAACACGTTTTTTGGTTTTTGTCTTTTTTAGTTCCCAATGGATAGTAAAGTTTTCCACAAACAACGCATGGGCGTTCCTCAAAAGAGCGCGATCCTTCTGTGTAACATTTTTTGGAGCAGTAAATTCTTCTTCCATCACCGCGAGTTGCCGTGGCAGAACGTCCTGCAAGAAAAACACCCCCACAGTTTTCACACTCTTTAGGTTCAGGACGTAATGAATAATCTAAAAAACATTTGCGACTACAAAACTTACGGTCTTCACCATGATCTGGTCTCGCCATAAACTTATCATCACAATTAACGCAGGTATATTCAATACGCGGAAGTAAACCAGACTTATTGTGACAGGTTATGGTGCAAAACCTAGACTTATGCGCCCTGCTGTTTGGGCATTTGTATTCCTTTTTACAATGCTCACATTGTTTTATAACAGGAGGACCATAAGTCATTTCTTTGGCTCCCGCTCTTTTGACGTTAACTCCTGCACTCGCTGTATGCAAGCGTCGTAGTCTATTTTCATGTACTCGCGCTCTTGAATCAGCTTGTCGTATCGCGCAGATTGAACCCAGTTGTAACCGGCAGACCACCAAAGCAAAGCTAATGTCCCGCCCAATAGGAACCAACCTATATTGTTTTTCACGTTTCCTCCCGCTTTTGTTTTGTTTTCTTTATCGCCATGATCCCTTCTGGTTTCTCCAGCATGGCATCAGCCATAGCGTGGGCAAGTCGTGGAATATCCTCTGCATACTCTTGGGCAATGATCATCCCTAACATGGCAAGGCCAGCGTAGTAATGGTGCATTTCATCTTCCATTAGTGCATCCTTTTGTCTTCTTCGGACATGTTGGCGTGAACGCTCTTGAGTGTGTGCTTGAATGCTTCTATCGCAGCCTCGTCTTCGATCTCCGCAACAATAGATAAACGACATAAGACCAGAGCCAGTCCAGACAAAAGCAGAGATATGTCCACATCATCAAACTTAGAAATATGCCTAAAGATTTCTGCTGCAACTTTCTCCGAATTTGTACTCATACTTCACCTAGTTCTTTGATCTGATCAATCAATACATCGGCTAAGAACTTATTGCGGATTGCGATATGCTCAATCTCTTTGCATTGATCAATCACGCCTATGGAGTCAGCAAGACCTTTGTTGTATCCAGCCTTGTACTCATTCCCGCCAGCCATAATGACCATGATTGCGTCTCGTACAGCCGAGGATGCTTTGCGTTCTTTGGCTAACTCACGAATCTTGTTATACACTTCGACCGGAAGATAAACGCTATACGGCACTAATTTACTTTTCATCCTGACCCCTCCAATCATAAAAACCGTTACGTAACGTTTCAAACAATCCTCGCGCTGCTGCATCGGTTTTGAGTTCTGCGCGTGACTCTATGCCTAAGTATTCGCATAGCCACTTCTTACAAGACTCTTCGGTTGTAATAGATAAATCCCAAGCGTTATTTACCCATGACCAAAACTCCATATCACGACAAAGAACCGCAGCCATTTTTACGGCATGTGCTCCGGGCGTTTCTTTCTCCCGGACCATTGGCTTGTCTTCGTCATCTAACCGAACCATCACCACCACATATCGAGAGCCAACAAAATCCTTTACCAACTCATCTGGTATGTCATCTGGATGGATAACTAAGGACAGGGAATACCCATCCTTAGACTGTCGTAAAGCCGTTTTCACGGCCTCAAACTGAATGTTATCTACCATATCAATCATCCCAAGGATCATTCATTTGGCGAGCTTGTTGTGGCTTATACGTATCTACCTTGATGGATACCATATGATTTCCGTTTGAGTCTTTACGCTTCCATCCGTCTATCTTGATCGTAACCAATCCATCTTCCGCGTTCTGCATAAGTTCGGATAAAAGATCAACTTCAATCTTGATGTCACCGCGTAAGTCTGGAGCCTTGTCATGCTTCTTTGGAAACTTTGGAGTCCAGAGTGCGCCACTGTTTGGGTATGCTTCAGCCATTATTTATCTCCTAGTTCTAAGTCAAGGTTTGATACACGAGCGAATTCAACTTTGATGCCGTCTGTTAAAAGGTTTACCAGATCCATCTGGCTTGCAACGTCAGCCGTGAACTGACTGTCCGCGATAAACGCAATCGCAGATGCTTTACTAGGCGCGTTTACCAGATGGGTTGTGTTTGGCCCTCTTACTACATAGATACGTTCTTTCATGATTACTCCTTAATCAAATCATTCTTACGTGTTTTAAACGCAACCATCAGCGCGTCGTATTGCTCTACGGACTGACGCTTGAGTTCGTCAAACATAAACTTATTTACACGGAAGATCTCTTTTACATCCTCTTCGCTCTTCGCAAACTGCAACGTAAATTGAGCGGACTCTACAAACGAAGGAACAAACAAAGCGGTGTCCGATTTCAAGGTAATCGTCCAAGGCTTTTGCGGGGTTTCATCCTTCGGCTTTTCGTTTGTTAAGTCTTTAGCTTCAGCAATCGGACCCAACGGTTCTTTCTTGGGAGCCTCTATTGGTTTAGCAACCTTCTTTTCTACCGTCTCTAACTCACTTTTTTTAATACCGGCTGGCTCACTTGCGTCTATAGCATCGTGCTCGACCAGTTCAAGTGCTGCTGTCCAAAGGTATCTGCGGATGTACGTCTGTACCGCGCCGAGGTTCTGTACAGGGTGGCATCCTTTCAATTCAGCCGTAGACATCGGGCAGTAGTAAAAGATATGGTCGGTGGATTCTGGCTTCTCTGTATCCACGATGGTCAGGGTTGCTACATCTCTGCCATACGAAACACCGCCGTACAACTTTAGGTCGCAAAAAATCTTCATCGCCGTTGGCAGGAAGTCACCCAGCTCATAGTAGTAGTACCCGGCAAACTTGTTATGCCCACTCTTTTTCAAGTTGGCTTCAGCAAGTTTGACGCGAGCTTCCATCAGTTTTTGGTATACGCTCATTAGAACTCACCTTCCATTTTATCCATTGCGTTTAACAACTTACGTATTATTCTGGCAGACAATTCATTTGATTCCTGCATTTCTCGAAGGCTCTTTTTTAACTCGGAGTTTAAATGTTCATCATCAACCAACCTTTTATGTTCCGTTTCAATAGACTCTCGCAACGAAAGATTTTCAAACCGAAGGTTTGTAATGTCCTGTTCCTGTTCAATCATTTTTCCAACTGCTGCTGTTAATCTTTCCATCAACTCTACGTTCTGCTGTTTATAACTCGCCATTGTTGTCTCTCCCTTGGTTAAATTCTTTCCACTGATTACAAAAGTTTCGGACGTTGCAAAAACTCTCACATCGCGTTCGCTGACCCGGCCTAACTTCAATGACATCACCCTTGGATAATGCGGCATGCGCCTCTTCCTCCGTGTTCCATACTGACTTGGCTCTTACTCCACCTTCTTTCTTTACCGCCCAAACGGTCGGCTTTTCCCACATCTGCTCAGGAGTGCAGTAGGGAATCTCTTCGCCCGTGATCCGTGCAAACTCTGCTGCTGAATGGAGTTTGATCTTTTCGCGGATGAAATCTTCTTGCTCTTGGAACGTCCAGAGCGGAATGTCTATAACCTTGATAGGTGCTTCTGGATACCCTTCTTTGGTCGTGGAATCTCTGCGGCTCCAGTCACGAATGATGGCAACGATCTCCAGACCTTTGACGTTCGACCCTTTCACCTTCTGAACTAACCAACCATAGATGTTGAGTTGGTATTCCCAATCCTTCTTCTCATTCATCACCGCCCATGCACCAGTAGTTTTATAGTCAGAGATGATGACGCCATCCTCGTAGTGCCGCTGTAGGTCGATGGCTCCAGAAATCTGCCAACCCTCGAACTCCGCATGCAGTCTTTCCTCGACGGTATGGTGCTTATCCTTGCCATGCTCCAGTACGCCATGAATAGCCGTACCAAACAGGCTCCAAACCATTTCAGAAGCGTCCTGCTCAAGTTCATCCTGATGTTGAATCTCAAGCTGGAATATTCGAGGCGACTTCAACAAACCAGTTGCGCTGATATTCGCGTTTCCCTTACTGTATGTAGGCCGTCTGAGAACGTTTACTATCGTCTCCGGCAGATTAAATTTATTTGTGAGTATCATAGTGTCTCCTTTAGGAAACACATTGTACTCACACTATTTCATGTGTTGCAAGGAATATTTTATGTCGGTTACGCCTACCCAAAGAAGCATGAAACTCATGCGTGATCGCGGTTATCACGTCGAGGTTGTCGAGAAATGGAATTCGTTTACCAAGACTAAGAAGGATCTGTTTGGGTTTATAGATGTGCTTTGCATCAGCGAGGGTAGCGTCGTTGGGGTGCAGTCAACCAGTTACACAAACGTCGCAGCCAGAGTGACCAAGATTCGGGAGCACGAATTATATCCGGTGGTGCTCAGTTCTGGAATACAAATACTCGTGCATGGATGGCATAAGAAGGGAAGGTTTTGGGAAGTCCGGGAACTTGACATTCGGGAAAGTGTGGTATAGTGCGCTCGTCTCCTCCCTTGGTGAGTTACTTACTCACATCGCCCCCGTCGAGTATTCCGGGGGTTTTTTTTAAATATACCTAGAACATAAATAAATGATCGTGTCAACCCGATTTTTTTGTTTTGTTAAATCAATGACTTGTATCTTGCCCACTTGAGCAAGATAGACCTTTTTAAAATTGCTCAAAAATTAGTTGCATACTGGAGCTTAGTGGACAATAATTACGTTGTCTGATTTTGGCGGATCAGGCGTCGAGAAAGTAGTAAAAAACCCCGTAATGTTTAGGTGGGGTGTCAGGACTGAAGGCGGTTCCCATTCAAAAGATGGAAAAAGTCTACTTTCTCAGCGCCCAAGTCTGCTCACGCCAGAGCCGCCCCACCTAAGCCTTGCGGGGTTTTTCTTTGTGCGATCAGACTGCAACAGGTTTATGCGTCCAGATAGCATTGCTCGGTTCGGCCTGTTGTAGTTGTGCTAGTAGAATGATTCATCACACTAGCGATGGCGGTTGTAGGCGCAAGCCTGTAGGGAGCCAGATGTGGCCTGATACTGAGGTAAAGTCCCTAACCGAATGGTAAGTATCTATGCGTTCGGCTCGCGGTAACCACACGGATACCTCAAGAAACAACCAAACCTATCTACTCAGATGGGTTTGGGTTATTTTTGCTCACGTTCCCAGCCGTTTCCTAAGAAACACTATTACGATATAGGTATATAGTTTATGACCGGGGCCTGCCCCTGCGGGGGTCACCTCCGCGAAAATACGCACCAACGCAAAGACGGTACGATTGTTGAACGCACGACTTGCGGGTCGTGTGGCAGAACAGAAGTGCGGTTCATTATAAAATATATTGCAAAGACATGAAAACAAATGTTACCATGTGTTTGCAATTAACAAAGAGGGATAACATGATTGATATAAGCAAGATTCGCATAGATGGTGGTACGCAACCCCGACAGAACATCAACGAAACGGTAATTCAGGAATACGCAGACTCCATACTCGAAGGCGCGACGCTTCCCCCGGTAGACATATTTTTTGATAGCACAAACTATTGGTTAGCTGATGGATTCCATCGGTACTTTGCTTATAAGAAAGCGGGATTAACAGAAATCCCTGCTTTGGTACGTAATGGTACGCAGCGAGATGCGATCTTCTTTAGCGTAGGTGCAAATGCAACTCACGGTTTGCGCCGTACCAAAGACGATAAGATTCAAGCGATCCGTACAGTATTGGATGACATGGAGTTTTCAGACGCAACGGACGCAGAAGTTGCCAAGCTAGTGAACTTATCTAGACAGGCCGTTCAGCGTTTACGCAATGAAATGGGTATAGAGGAAAAGTCAAAGATCGTTAAGCGTGGTGATCAGACTTTTGTGCAAGAACCCCGCAAGCCAGCTAAGTTGACTGAGCCCAAGACTGAAGAAGCCAAACCCGCTAAGGAACCAGTCAAAGTCGAAGTGGTGCTGGAAGACACCAAGACCATAGAACTTGCGACCCAAGTTACCGAACTTGCAGACGAGAACGAAAACCTTCGTGCTCAGTTATCGGTTCAACAAATGGATGCAACGGAAGAAGAAAAGCTGTCAGCATTGGAAACAATTAATGCCTTACGCAAACAAGTCAAAGACCTTGAGCGTGACCTAGCAGCAGTTACATCGAGCAGGAATGACTTCCAACAAAAGAATGCGGAGCTTATGAAGCAAGTGACATTCTGGAAGAAGAAAGCAGAAAAAGCAGAAAAACAAGCAGCCTGACCGAAGCCGAGGCGGTTCCTCGGCAGGGAGACAACATGGATTTATCGCTACGCGAACATCAGCAGGATGTCGTTCAAAAATTGCGTGACGGATTTAAAGCAGGACACAAGAGGCAGTTGCTTTACGCGCCGACAGGATTTGGTAAGACAGAAGTAGCCATGCACCTTATGAAAGCGGTAGCGGATAAATACAACCGTGCAGCGATGGTGTTAGATCGGATCGTACTGGTAGATCAAACCTCCCAGAGGTTAGCCAAGTACGGTATAGATCATGGCGTGATGCAGTCTCAGCATTGGAGATGGAGACCTTACGAAAGGTTGCAGGTCTGTTCCGCACAGACGCTCGAACGCAGGAAGGATTTCCCGCACTTCGATTTAATCATAGTTGATGAGTGCCACATCTCACGCAAGGCCACGAATGATTGGTTGTTAGACAATCCCGATATCAATGTCGTAGGGTTGACTGCTACACCGTTCAGCGCAGGGCTGGGAAACCTATACTCGAATGTTGTGAGTGGTCTGCCGACCGAGCAGCTAATCAACAAAGGTTGGCTAAAGAAGCTGAAGGTTTATATCTGCAAAGAGATCGACATGACCGGAGCCAAGAAGGTTGCCGGAGAGTGGTCAACTGGCGATGTAACAGAATCAGGTAAGAAGATTACGGGTGACATCGTAGCCGAGTGGATCAAGAAAACTCATGAAGTTTTTGGTGAGCCCCGCAAGACGATTTGTTTTTGTGCGGGGGTTGAGCATGGAAAAGATTTGGAACGCCAGTTCAAAGAGCAGGGTTATAACTTTGTCTCGATCTCTTACAAAGAAGATGATGAGTTCAAACGACTGACCATTGAAGACTTTGCCCGACCGGACACAACCATTAATGGATTGATTGCGACTGACATCCTCACGCGAGGGTTCGATGTTCCAGACGTTATGATTGGCATTTCGGCTCGACCTTTTAGCAAGTCTCTATCCTCACACGTTCAACAGATGGGACGTGCCATGCGCTCGTACCCAGACAAAGACTTCGCAGTATGGCTTGACCATTCGGGTAATTACATTCGCTTCATGGAAGATTGGGATGACGTGTATTCCAACGGCGTGAGCGATCTGTCTACCGAGGGCGAGAAGGCCAAGAGGGAACCGACTGAGAAGAAGAAAAAGGATTGTACTTGTCCTAAGTGCAAGGCGTTGATGCTTGGCCCCGTCTGTGCGTGTGGATACGTTAGATTGCCCACACAAACGGTTACAAGCGTTCCGGGTGAAATGGTTGAGCTTGGGCAGGGTAACGCGGCTAAAGACGCAAGTAGACAGTTCTACGCAGAGCTTATGACCTATGCCCGCCAAAGAGGATTCAAGATTGGTTGGGCAGCGCATAAGTACAAAGAGAAACACGGAATCTTCCCGCCGAAGTTCTGGAATGGCGATCCTCCCAGACAGGTATCGTTGAGCACGAGCGGTTGGATTCGGAGCAGAAACATTGCGTTTGCAAAATCAAAAGCGAGAGCAGCATGACATTTTTAGACTTCGCACAAAGCTGCGGATTGGTTGTTGAGTATGTGATTGAGGACAGATGGGTTCGGGTTCCAACGATTGATCATCCGCACAAGCAGAATGGCTCGTATAAATTTGTAGGGGATGCAGGATGGGTGCAGAACTTTGCCACGATGGAATCCCCTGTGTTGTGGAAGCCCAAGAACTTTGTACCGGATGATCGGTGGCTAACCCGTCGCTTGAAAAACGAAGCTGATCAGGCCGCGAATCAGGCTCTAGCCGCTAAGAAAGCTGCATCCATCATGGCGGCGGCAGAGAGAGCGCACCATCCATACTTGAACGCGAAAGGATTCCCAGAGGCGCGGGCGTATGTTTGGAAGGATATCTTGGTGCTACCTATGCGGATCGGTAGCCAGCTAGTCGGTTGCCAGATGATACAACCGGACGGAACCAAAAGGTTTCTGAAGGGGCAGAGGACGAAGGGCGCGAGTTTGCGGATAGATGCGAAGGGGCGCGAGATATTATGCGAGGGGTTTGCGACTGCCCTTAGTATTCGGCGGGCCATGAAGCACTTGGGCGAAAGATACTCAATCACGGTGGCTTTCAGCGCAGGGAACATGGTAGAGGTGGCAAAGGGCATAGGTAGCTTGCTAGTCGTAGCGGATCATGATGTGGCAGGGATCAACGCAGCCAAAAAGATTGGCGCGAGGTACTGGATCGGGGAAGAAGGGCAGGACTTCAACGACTGCGAGCAGTCACAAGGAACTGTCGCAGCCGCTGAAAGTTTGGCTCGTTTTTTATAGGTAGCTAACCAGTCGCTACTCATCTCTATCTTCTGGTTCGACCAATTCCATATCGACAATTCTAAGGTCAGGATCGGTTAGCTCAAAATCCATCTCTGATATGTCTGCGCCCGCTTGTTCGTATGCATCATCGATATCAAACGCGGTTATGTAAAACGTATCGGTATACGTCAGCGTCATTCTGCATTCATAGCGTGGCATGGCGTCATCCTTATGAAATTTGAGTTATGTTAATAACTTTGTAGGCGGGATATGCTTTCTCGGCTTGTAATTCTGCATGGTCGACATCCGTTGCTTTGCACTCAAAAGTAACAAGAAAACGATCTTCAATGAATTCTCGCAGGGTAACGATAAAAGCTGAATAGGTTTTCATTCTGCTGCCTCCCCATAGTACGAGCGTATTGCTTCAATTCCCAAGTAAGAAAGTATCGCTTCTTCTAAATTCATTTCATCCCAATCAAAAATGCCTCTGGCCTCATCCTCGTTTATGTAGTCCATTAGGTAGCTTGCCAGTCGCTGCGCGTTGATCTCGCTCATGCTGCCACCTCAACAATTAAATAACCGTCATGTTTAATTGTAAAAAATTCAATTCGGTGGTTTTTTGAATGGTGCCGCGAAACCTCCAAGTAAACCACTGTTTCGGTTTCCTGCCAGCCGTTTTCAATACTCTCAGCCCACGCATTTACGATTGAGTCGGTTGGGATAATGTTAGTGTACTCGTTAAGAATGTTATAAATTTGATCCAAACCTTCGGGCGTAATAATTAAAGTTTTCATTCTGTCTCCTCTTAGAATTGTTCAAACAAAATGGTTGTAGCAGTTTCGCCAACAACGGAAGTTCTATCTGACAACCAATCAAAAATTAGCTGATTGTCATCCTCGTCATCAGGATCAATAAACTCGGATCGATCTAAGTCGTAATCGTCAATAATCTCGTCACGCGTCATTTCAACGTACTCGCAGCATAGCCCGATCGGATCAAATTCTATTTCTTCCCCTAATTCATCTTCTAAATTTTCAAGATACTCAAACAAAATACCAAGCCCATCATAAGTAAAATTTGTTCTTCCCATTTTTGCGAAGGCATCTCTAAAGTCGTATACGTTGACTGTTTGTTTCATTTTATTTTCCTTGGTTGTGCGCTCTATTGCGCGGGTTATGACCGCATCCCTGCGGTTTCGGCTCTTAAAGCCCAAGCGGGTAGCTAACCCGTCGTCAGATAACCTTTTTTGTTACATTGATAAAAAAATCACTACCCATACATAAACTGCAATCAACGCAGCAAGCCCGCCCACGATCTGAACCCAAAGTGGGGGTGGTGGTGTAATGCCTAGCCGTTCATATCGGCTGATTGAATCTTTCATAATGTCTCCTTTTATCTTCTGCATTTTCTACACATACACTCAGCGGTATGACCTAGTAAGTAAATCATGCGGCCTCCTTCGCCATATCAGCTAAAAATTTATTAAGCGCGGTATCGGCCTCCGCAGTCGCGCGAAAGATCATGTCTCCCCAATAGTCGTTTAGGTTTAGAAAATCTTTTGAGTTTTCATACAAACAACCGCCTAGATAATCGGTTCCGAATTCGTGCCCGCCGATGAAAACCTGAACGCGGGCGCAAAACCACTCCCAAACTTCACGATCAATTTTGTCCACGATCTCAGCTATGTTATGACAAGTATCGTCAAACAATTCAGCGGGATGAATCTCCTCTGGTCGGATGCTAGTGACGATTTCATACTTCCCTAAGTGGTGACGATCTATTTCATTCCAGTTATCCATTTTTAATTCTCCCTTTATGCGCCCCGAAGGGCGCGGTTAATTATTGTTCAAATGCCATTTGTTCGATTAACAAGGGCGCGGTTTCCGCTTCCTCGATGCTATTCGATACCAAAGCGGCATTAGCTTTTGCGGTATTCGATGCATCGGTGCGAATAAGGGCGAAAACCTTCGATATTGTTGCGGATGATAGGACGATCTCTTGTTTTCCGGTTTCGCCTACCAGAGTGACAAGTCCAACAAAAACCTTGTTCTTTTCTTCATCGTTCCATTTGTTTGCTTGGCGAATTTCAAGGGATTTTACTTGCATGAATGTTGCTCCTTTTTTGGTTGTGCCCTATGTCGGGCGGGTAAGACCGCTAGTGAGCGGTTTCGGCGCGTCACGCCTCGTCAGTTACCCTTTGGGTTTGTACTTCTGTAAGCTCGCAGCGTACGCATTCCAGAATTGTTGTCTTTTCTCGGCGTCAGTCATTTTCTGGATTCCCATAAGCGGATTCGATTTCACGTCCTGAATGAGCGCATATAAGCGGTTCACCTTCCCAATGCACGAACGCTCCCATACATTGCCAACCGTCACGCTCGGCATGCTTGGTTGACCACAATATTTTCTTGTAATTTTCCTTTGCGCTCTGCCAGTCCAGAACCTCGCCGTCACTCATACACAGGGCAAGCGGGTAACCTCCTAAAATGGTGTACCCTTCATTGCGGATAAAATACTTAAGTGTGTTTATTGCTTTACTCATTTAAACTTCCTCCAAAAAAGCGCATACACAAGCGTGAACGGCGTTATATCGCACACAATCACCTGAATCCCATTCCTTGCGGAAACTGTAACCAGTTTGGCGTGAGACTTTATTGATTGCTCCGCGATAAGTATTGGCAAAGACGGTGAACCGTTTCGCCCAAGAGTAATTCGCTTCACCCCCGAAGGTGTCGGTTATCTCAATTTGGTAAGTATTCATTTATTCCCCCAATTCAGTTATAAGTGTAACGGTCGCGCCAAAGCGCTTAAGCTCTTGCAGAACAGAATCTTGAGGATCACGCGCTGCAAAGCGGTATCCGTCTGGCATAGTGACAAGGTGAACGCCCCCATATTCACAAAGGTTGAATCTTTCGCAAATTAAAGAATCCTTTGGGTTCATAGCTAAGATACTCATAGCGATTTAATCTCCTGCTGGACTTCGATCTGGTAACCAAGCCGCTTGATTGTGGCAATGGCCGCGCGGGTAAGTGTCTTTGTTCCGGCTAGGTCGGCTAGAAGTTTGGCTTGTTCGCATATAGGACGGATGACTTCGTTCCCATACTGATTTGCTATAGATACAGTTATGATCATGCTTTCCCCCCATCCAGAATCACTTGATACATATTCCAACCAAGCGTGACTACTGAATCGCCTGTGGTAAGTAAGTGCTCAATCATAGAACGATCAACCGAGTGCCAACCTACCCAGTCAGCGCGTTCGCGCATTACTTCGTGCCAACCCCTTAGTTCGGTTTTGGCGTGGTATGCAATCATTGGTGTATTCATTGTCTTGTCTCCTATAAACGTACTATTGGGCAACCCTGCACTTCCATTTTTGTTACATAGTACTTAACGCATAACAGGAGTGCTTCCCAAGTGAGTGCGCTAATAGAGGCGGTTTCACATACGATCTCTCCATCGTCATAAACTATCGCTACATGATGACCGTGCACTAAAAACTTACCTACGGGCCACGGCTTACGAGCTGGTGATGTCATTTTGTATTCTCCCTTTAGTTAAACATGAAAGTGCATGTGCGCTTTCCATGTGTTGCATCCTATCACAATTAATCCATGTGTCAATAGGTCAACGCAAAATATTTTATTACCTTACAAACAATGTCAGGATTGGTAAGGTTGCGAGATATAGAGCGAAGGATTAACATGCGCTAAATCCACAATTTATACCTGAGCATATATGAGCCATAAAATGACGAGAGCGCAGGCGCGGGAAGCACTTCAGCAAGTGCCTATTGATTATGTGATTACTGGTGACAATAGGCAGAGACTCACACCGAAACAAAGGGAATTTGCTCGCCAGATGGTGACAGCACCAACCAAGTCCGCAGCATACCGGAACGCATATAACACGAACGGAAAGCCTAAGAACGTTCATTCTGATGCAGCTAAGCTCTTGCGTGATCCCAGAATCGTCACAGAGATCGAGGCGTTGAGGTTGGCGAGTGAGGCAGAAAAACATCGAACCCCTGCTCAATTACGGGCTCTGGTAACGGGGCAGCTAGTCCAACACGCTCTAGATGATAGCGTTCCCCCTGCCACACGGATCCGCGCTCTGGAGTTATTAGGCAAGCTAACGGAAGTTGCTTCATTCACTGAGCGCAGGGAAACAGTCGTTCATCATGCTAGTGCCGATATCAGGGCTAGACTGATTGAGCAGCTCCGCTCGGTCAACGTAGTGGATCAGGATGACGGTTCAGACCTACTAGCCGAGCTTTCCGCAGACCGCGCCATTTTAGCGGAATCGCCTGCGCCGGACGCCCACCCATCCCCACCCCCCCAAATCGGGCCGGATTCTGCCGATGCAGCTAGGCATACTATTCCCAACACTCAATCACCCAATTTTGAGATAGCACCCGAAGAAATGGAAATCCTGCGCCCAGAAGACCCCCCCATGTCTGATGAGGAATGAAAGGGTAGGGGGGGTATATGTTTAAAACTGAGCAATTCATATATATGAATCTATCTTGCTCAAGTGGGCAAGATGCAATAAGTGTTTGATATTTATGATTATTGTAAAAACTTACGATAAAACGGGCAAAAAAATTGAGCTTCCAGTTGAGCGTTTTATTGTTAGGACGTACGAGGAAGGGAAGGAAAGGATCATGACTCAGAATCAGATGAGCATATATATAGCTATAGATGAGTTTTGGAAGAAGTATGGGTTTGGTCCTACGGTGGAGAACATACAGTATATGACTGGGGATAAGAGTAGGAGTAATGTGCATAGGATCATGAGGCGACTCGTTGAACTTGGAGTATGTAAACAGACACCCCGCCGGGCGCGATCCATTCGGCCTTCTTATATCAAGCTTTATAAAGTGGACATGCCGGAATGAAAGAGCGCAACTGATGCAGGACTTACTGGACAGGATTGCAGAGTTACCCGCGCACGTACAGGCGGCTTTGTTTGAGGATCTTGCTGCGCTTAAGGCTGCCGAGGATAGGGAGCGGGCTGAGAAAGAGTTTCTATTCTTTGTTAAGCAGATGTGGCCCGGCTTTATAGATGGACGCCACCATAAGGTCATGGCAAAGAAGTTCCAAGAGATCGCCGAGGGGAAGACGAAGAGGCTGATCATCAACATGCCACCGCGTCATACTAAGTCAGAGTTTGGAAGCTTTATGCTACCAGCATGGTTCTTAGGTAAGTTCCCGCAGAAGAAGATCATCCAAACATCTAACACGGCTGAACTTGCGGTTGGCTTTGGTCGTAAGGTTCGTAACCTTGTGGGGTCTGAACAGTATGCCAAGATCTTTCCGAACGTGAGTTTAAGATCTGACTCTAAAGCCGCAGGACGTTGGGCAACCAATCAGAACGGAGAATACTTCGCTATCGGTGTTGGGGGTACGGTGACAGGTAAAGGTGCAGACCTACTTATCATCGACGACCCGCACTCTGAGCAGGAAGCTGCGTTGGCCTCTACCAGTCCTGAGATCTTCGACAAGGTGTATGAGTGGTATACATCGGGTCCACGTCAGCGTTTACAGCCGGGTGGATCTATCATCGTCATCATGACCCGCTGGTCCAAAAAAGACTTAACGGGCAGGATTCTACAAGCCTCTGTAGACAGGGATGGGGATGAATGGGAGGTGATAGACTTTCCTGCGATCCTGCCGTCGGGTAATCCTTTATGGCCTGAGTTTTGGTCGATAGAGGAACTGGAAGCGTTACGCAATGAACTCCCTGCCGGGAAGTGGAATGCCCAGTACCAACAGCAGCCGACGTCCGAAGAAGGCGCGATTGTAAAACGGGAGTGGTGGCGTATCTGGGAGGGAGAGCGTCCCCCGCCTTGCGACTACTTAATCCAATCTTGGGATACCGCTTTTACTAAGAACGAACGATCTGACTATTCAGCCTGTACAACTTGGGGTGTGTTTTACTACAACGAGAACCCGAACGATGCTCATATCATATTGCTGGATGCGTTTAAGAGACGCATGGAGTTTCCTGAGCTTAAGGAGACGGCGTTCAATAATTATAAAGAGTGGGAACCGGATGCTTTCATCGTGGAAGCGAAAGCTGCTGGAGCGCCTTTGATTTACGAGTTAAGGGCGATGGGTATACCCGTAGAAGAATATTCCCCTAGTCGTGGAAATGATAAGATCGTCCGCATTAACTCTGTATCTGATTTATTTGCGAGTGGTAAAGTATGGGCTCCTGCTACACGTTGGGCAGATGAGTTGATAGAAGAAATGGCAGCATTCCCAAACTCGGATCACGATGACTTAGTGGACTCATCCACACAGGCATTGATCAGATTTCGTAAGGGCGGATTTATAAGGTTGGACTCCGACGAACCGGAAGATCAACAATACTTTCGCCGTAAGCGTGAATATTATTAAAGGATCAATATGATAGAGAAAGGTCTTTACCAAGCACCAGAAGGTTTAGAAAGCCTTCAACAAGAACCCGATATTGAAATCGAGGTTGTTGATCCTGAAGAAGTCACTGTACATATGGGCGATACAGTCATCCATATGGGCCACGAAGAAGCAGATAACTTTGATGAGAATCTGGCAGAAGTATTAGATGAGAAGGTAATGACGTCTTTAGTCTACGACCTTCTTGGTGATTATGAGAGCGACGTAGCCTCACGCCGAGATTGGATGCAGACCTATGTAGACGGTATACAATTACTTGGCCTAAAGATTGAAGAACGTACAGACCCTTGGCCCGGAGCCTGCGGTGTATATCACCCTATGCTATCGGAGGCATTGGTAAAGTTCCAAGCCGAGACAATGATGTCTACATTCCCCGCAGCGGGACCAGTTAAGACAGAGATCATTGGTAAAGAAACCCCAGAGAAGAAAGAAGCTGCTATCCGCGTTCAAGACGATATGAATTACCAGATCGTGGACAAGATGCAGGAGTTTCGTCCTGAGCACGAACGTATGTTGTGGGGCTTGGGTCTTGCAGGAAATGCATTCAAGAAAGTTTACTTCGACCCGTCTTTAGATAGACAAACATCTGTGTTTGTACCAGCAGAAGATCTCGTCGTTCCTTATGGCGCTTCTGATTTAAATAGTGCAGAACGCGTTACCCATGTAATGCGTAAAACGGAAAATGAGCTTAGAAAACTGCAAGTTGCAGGGTTTTATTTAGATGTTGATTTAGGAGAACCATCTAACCAGCTTGATGAGATTGAGAAAAAGATTGCGGAGAAGATGGGATTCCGCGCAAGTGTGGATGATCGGTATCAAATATTAGAGATCAACGTTAACTTAGATTTAGAAGGTTTTGAGCATACAGATAAGAAGGGAGAGCCTACAGGTATTGCTTTACCTTATATCGTTACGATAGAGAAAGGATCGGCGAAGTGTTTGTCTATCAGACGTAACTGGAGACCAGAGGATAAACGCCATGCAAAACGTCAGCACTTTGTTCATTACGGCTATGTGCCGGGTTTTGGCTTTTATTGTTTTGGCCTGTTGCACCTTATTGGGGCATACGCTAAATCTGGAACTTCTATCCTCCGTCAGTTGGTGGATGCTGGAACTTTATCCAATTTGCCGGGTGGATTCAAAGCCAGAGGATTAAGAGTTAAAGGCGATGACACTCCTATCAGTCCGGGAGAGTTTAGAGATGTAGACGTACCCAGCGGTACGATAAAAGATAACTTAATGACGTTGCCATACAAAGAACCCAGTCAGGTTCTGGCAATGTTGTTGGATAAAATTATTTTAGAAGGCAGAAGTTTTGCAGGAGCGGCTGACATTCAAGTTGCAGATATGTCGGCTAATACACCTGTAGGAACTACGCTGGCAATTTTAGAAAGAACGTTAAAGGTTATGACTGCGGTTCAAGCCCGTATTCATTATTCCTTTAAGCAAGAACTTGGATTGTTGCGGGATATTATCCGCGATTACACACCTGACTCTTATACATATGAGCCTGTAGAAGGGAAGTCTTCTGCTAAGAAGTCTGATTATGATTTAGTTACTGTCATTCCAGTATCTGATCCCAATGCTTCTACGATGGCACAGAAGATTGTGCAGTATCAGGCGGTGATTCAGTTAAGCCAGACTGCCCCACAAATCTACGACTTGCCTTATCTCCATCGTCAGATGCTGGAAGTATTGGGGATTAGGAATGCAGAAAAGATTGTCCCTATGGACGACGACGCAAAACCGCTAGATCCTGTTTCCGAAAACATGGATGTACTCAAAGGCAAGCCGTTAAAAGCGTTTATCTTCCAAGATCAGGATGCACACATCACAGCACACCAATCTTTTATGCAGGATCCAATGGTGACGCAGATGATTGGGCAAAATCCGCAGGCCAATCAGATTATGGCTGCCCTTCAGTCTCACTTAGCAGAGCATTTAGGCTTTAAATACCGCAATCAAATTGAGAAACAAATGGGTGTTACGTTGCCGCCCCCAGAAGAGCACTTGCCACCACAAGTTGAAGTGCAGTTATCCCAGCTTATTGCTCAAGCAAGCCAGCAAGTTCTAGCTGGAAATCAAAACCAAGCTCAACAAGCGCAGATTCAACAGCAGCAACAAGACCCGATTGTGCAGATGGAACAGCAGAAATTGCAGATTCAGCAGGCTGAATTGCAGCTTTCTCAGCAAAAACAGCAGGCAGAACAAGCATTTAGACAGGCTGAAATACAAAACGAACAGCTTAAAATAGCCACTCAAAAAGAGATTGAAATGGCAAAAATTGAAGCTGAAAAGGGCCATAACATGGCTACAGCAGCCGCAGAAGAGCAGAAATTACGTATGGAATTGGCTGTAGATGCGGCTAAAGCAGCAGCTAAAAATGAGATAGATAGGCAAAAATGATAGAAAAAGCACTGGCTTACCTAGTAAGTGAGCTCACGAAGCAGATTGAAAGCATTCAAGAGAACCTTGCAGATGATAATTGCAGGGATTTTCCTGAGTACAAGAAGGCATGCGGCGAGGTTAAGGGTCTACTTTCCGCAAGAATGCTCATATTAGACCTGCAAAAACGAGTGAACGAAGAAGATGAGTGAAATTTTAATTGGGATTAACCCAAACAATCCAGTAGTAGTAGAAACGGCTAGTGCTCCGGCAGAAGAAAAGGCAAAACAACTTCCAAAACCAAGTGGATATTACATTTTATGTGCGATCCCGGAGATGGAAGACATGTTTGACAATGGTTTGGCTAAAGCTGAAGAGACTATTAAGAACGAAGAGATCTTAACGACTGTTTTGTTCGTAGTTTCTTTGGGACCAGACTGTTATACAAACAAAGAGAAATTCCCATCCGGCCCTTGGTGCAAGGAAGGCGACTTTGTTTTAGTCCGACCCCACGCAGGATCAAGGCTTGTCATTCATGGCAGGGAATTTCGCATGATATACGACGATTCAGTCGAAGGAACCGTAGAAGATCCACGCGGTATCTCACGTAAATAGAGGGAAACATCATGGCAGAAATGGACAAACCGGGTTTTACGTTTCCAGATGAAAAGGAAAATGACACCTCAGCAGAAGATGAAAAGCTTTTATTGGAAATAGAAGACGATACCCCGGAAGAAGACCGTGGGCGTGTTTCTTTTCCAGAAGAAGTAAAGAAAGAACTCTACGAGGACGAGCTAGAAGATTACTCGGACAAGGTAAGAAAGAAGCTGGTCAAGATGCGTAAGCTTGCTCACGATGAACGTCGTGAGAAAGAGCAGGCTTTAAGGGAACAGCAGGAAGCAATTACTGTTGCCCAGCGCATTATGCAAGAGAACAATAGGCTTAAGTCTAGTTTGCATGAGCGAGAGAAAGATGTACTTCAATCTATCCAACGCGCTGTTGATTTAGAGTTAAGCGAAGCCAAGCGCCACTATAAAGAAGCATATGAGTCCGGTGAAACAGATCGGATGATAGAGGCACAGCAACAATTAACAGAAGCATCTATGAAGGCGGATAAGGTAAAAAACTATCGGCCTGCTCCTCCAGAGCCAGAATATGATATTCCGCAACCACGGGTTCAGCAGCAACAAGTTCAGCCTGATCCTATTGCAATGGAGTGGAAAAAAAACAACGAATGGTTTGGTGACGATGACGAAATGACTAGCCTTGCCCTAGGGTTACATGAAAGACTTAAAAAAGAAGGTGTAGTTATTTCATCACCGGAGTATTATCGCCGTATAGATGAAACCATGCGGAAGCGCTTTCCAGAAAGATTCGAGAGCGACGAGGAAGAAAAGGAGTCGCGCCCTGCAAAACTAAGCACGGTTGTAGCCCCGGCTACCCGGAGCACAGCATCAAAGAAAATTCGTCTTAAGACGACACAACTGGCGATTGCAAAGAAGTTAGGATTAACTCCAGAACAATACGCTCAAGAAGTCCTTAAATTGGAGTCATAAAATGGCTGACAACAGAACACCTAGAGAACTGACAACCCGTGTAACGATGGAGCGCCCCAAGCAGTGGACTCCACCCGATCTTTTACCAGAACCGGATAAAGAAGCTGGGATGTCTTACAGATGGATTAGAGTTTCAATGCTTAACAACGCAGACCCCCGAAACGTTTCCGCAAGATTACGCGAAGGTTGGGAGCCCGTTAAGTTGGAAGAACAACCGAAGTTTAGACTGCTAGTTGATCCTGATAGTCGTTATCAAGACGGCATTGAGATTGGCGGATTATTGTTATGCAAGACTCCTACGGAACTGGTTGAGCAACAGCAGGCTTATTATCAAAACCTGACTCGCCAAAACGAAGAGGCTGTAAACAATAGTTTAATGCGCCAGAGTGACGCACGTATGCCTCTCTTTAGGGAAGGGAAAACGTCTGTTAGCTTTGGAAGAGGTTAACAAATTCAATGGAGATTTAAATGGCTGCTTATCCTTCAGTACCGGCCCCATACGGGCTAAAGCCGATCAATCTTATTGGTGGTCAAGTTTTTGCTGGATCAACGCGCAAGCTACCTATCCAGTACAACTACGCTACTAATATTTATTACGGCGACTTTGTAACTCAAACTCGTGGTTATGTACAACGCGCAAGCGTTACCACTGGTACTGGTTTGAACCAGACCATTGGTATTTTCTTGGGCTGTTCATACACCAACCCCGTAACCAAGCAACTGACTTTCTCACAGTATTACCCAGCAAGTACGACAGCAGGTGACATCTTCGCTATCGTGACTGATGATCCTGATACCGTGTTTAAAGCAGCTATGATTACTGCCACTGGTGGTTCAACCATCGGTTCTGCAAACACTTCCTTAATTGGACAGAACGTTTCAGCAACTGATTTGGCTGGTAGCTTATTGACTGGTGATTCTTCTAACGGCGTGTTGACTCCTTATGCAACCCCCGTTACTACGACTTTGCCTTTGCGTATTATTGACTTGGTGCGTGATACTGCTGTTCCTCTTGGAACTGCAACGTATTCGTCCATCAGTACCGCAACGATTACTACCACTGCTGGTATTCCTTTTGCATTGCCCGTAGGTACTGAAGTGGGTTCGTTGAACTCCGCAGGTCAGTACATCGGTTCTGGTTCATTTGTGATTGGCGCTGGCGATGGTACTTCCGTTGCCGCAGGTTCTACTTCAATTATCATGAACCAAGCACCCGTTACCGCATTTGCATCAGGCGCAACGTTGGTGTTCACCCAATATCCAGAAGTGTTAGTCAAGTTGCAGTTTGGTCTGCATGCTTACTACTCTGCAACTGGCAAAGCTTAAGGAGTAATCTAACATGGCAATTTCACGCGCACAGTTATTAAAAGAACTTCTTCCGGGCTTGAATGCATTGTTCGGCTTAGAGTACGCACGTTATGGTGAAGAGCATAAAGAGATTTATGAAATCGAAACCTCCGAGCGTTCGTTTGAAGAAGAAACCAAACTGTCTGGTTTCTCTGCTGCACCTGTCAAGGCTGAGGGCAACGCAATCGCCTATGACAACGCGCAGGAAGCTTGGACTGCTCGCTATCAGCACGAGACCATTGCTCTTGGTTTCTCGCTGACAGAAGAGGCTATCGAGGACAACTTGTATGATTCTCTATCGGCGCGCTATACCAAAGGTCTGGCTCGCGCTATGGCGTATACGAAACAAGTTAAGGCGGCAGCTATTCTGAACAACGGCTTCTCATCAGCTTATGTTGGTGGTGACGGCGTATCGTTGTTTAGCACTGCACACCCCTTGGTTAACGGCGGTACTAACGCTAACACCCCATCAACCCCTGCTGACTTGAATGAAACCGCATTGGAAAATGCTGTGATTCAAATCGCTGCATGGACTGATGAGCGTGGTTTGCTGATCGCTGCTAAACCCCGTAAATTGGTTGTTCCTCCTGCTCTGCAATTCGTTGCTACTCGTTTGTTAGAGACCAAACTCCGTGTTGGTACTAACAACAACGATATCAACGCCATTGAGAACAATGGTTCAATCCCCGAAGGCTACACGATCAACCACTTCTTGACCGCAACCAACGCATGGTTCTTGACCACTGACGTTCCTAACGGTCTGAAGATGTTCGTTCGTACCCCCTTGCAGAACAGCATGGACGGTGACTTCGATACAGGTAATGTCCGTTACAAATCTCGTGAGCGTTATAGCTTTGGCTATTCCGATCCACTAGGCGTATACGGTTCTTACTAAGCAAAAAGAAGGGGGCTTCGGCCCCCTTTTTGTTTAAATGGTGTACACTAAATCATTCTGGGGAAACACCCACACACCACCGCCCCAGCGGCACGATGCAACGATTGATGTGGGTACTTTTGCATAAGGAATAATCATGGGACGTAGTACATTTGAAGGCCCAATCTTAGCGGCTGACCAACGCTTTGGACCTCAGCGCGATGCTGGAACAGTACAACTGGTTCAAAATGCTTTCTTAGATTTCTCTGTATCAACTGCTGGCACAGCCAACTATGGCGGTGGTTCTGGAATCTTTGTTAGCTCAAACAACATTCCTAACAACGTAGGCACGATCTGGACTCCCCAGAGCGGTTCATATAGCACCAATGGACCTACTGTTGCTTCATCACCTACCGCTGATGCTTCAGGTACGAACTATCGTGGCGCAGTGTTTTTGATTCCTTACTTCTCAAACATCACCGATGTGATTGTAGATGTAGGTTCTATGCCATCTGACGGTACACATACCGTTACCGCAATTCAACCCTACGTTTCAAACGCATTTATTACCACTGGTAATGGCGTGTATGGAAGCATTGCATCGATCTCTGCTGCGGGTCGTTCAACTGCAACATTTACAGCGACTGCAACTGCAAACTCTGTTGTTCAGTTGGATAATGCTATCGGAACATTGCAAGACGTGCAGAACATTCAGCCCGGACAACAACCTACTTGGTTCTCTCAGGTTGTTGTGACACTGGGAATGACTGTTGCAAGTTTGACGTCTGTTAACAGTGGTCAGATCAATATCACG